TTTTTTTACCGACTAGCATCCGTCGTTAAACTAATGCTTATACGGCGCTTTTAGCGCAGGTTTCCCTTGAACCTAAAGCTTTCGGGCTCAAGGCACTATGCTCAGTGAGAGTAGCGGGCTTCGCATTGCCTAAATGCTTGCTTCGGCAACACCGTCATTTTTTATGTCTCTCTCTCCTTTATTTTCTTTTGGTAATGTACTGCTAGGTTCCAATTGTTTTACTTTAGGAAGTGTAAGAATGCCCATGATGACCTTGTGCTCTTTGCACGTTTGGGTTTGTTTTTCCGAACGTCCTGAAAAGATAGGGACGTTGAGATTTTCATTCCTGCCGTGTTTTGTACTACGAATATTCTTGGGTATACCTTCACGACGCGTGTCACGCCTTCTAACCGCTCATCACTGTATGCGGTTAGTTAGAGGGGGAAGTGCCCTCAAGCTACAGTGTGATTGGCCTATATTGGCTATGTTGTGGTGTGACAGACCACGACATTACTTTGTCACCCGGTAATGCCGGTGAAGTTGCAACACCCCATGTCTACAACAACCCACACCTCGCCAGTTTCGGCTCCCTGTGATTCTTCCAGCTTCAGTGCATTTGACTCATCTGAGTTCGAGTCCGCTGTTGCTTACTGTTCCAAGAGTGATCTTTTCCGCTCTTGGAACCCGGATTTGATTCGCTTCATTTCGTGGGCGGATGGTGGTGATGAGATTTTGATGGCTACGTATCGGCGTTTGTCTGCCGAAACGGAGTCGTTCAAGATTCTTTTCACTACACTCCTCTACAGTGTTGCCGAGTCAGGTCTGTACGATGATTTCACTCTTGGTGAAGTCATGTTGCTCGTTGATGAGCAAGCCCAGCAGGGGCCACCGAACCCGGCGGGGTGTGGGCAAGCACTTGGGGTGCTGCCTTCACCGGCAGGTAGTGGTAATTCCGCTACCAAGCGGTTGTATGATCGTATGCGTTCGCAGGAGACACGTGAAGTGCGCTCCCTCGTGCGTGCGATGTTCAGCCGGATTCTTTCTAATGAGCCAGCTGTTGTGCCTGAGCCGACTCACCCTTTTGTGGTGAGGTGTGTCAAGCGCATCATGGCGCGTGTGCGGCGGTCTGCCCTCGACGATGAGTCGAGAGCGATTGCCATGACTACGCCTTTTGCTATGCCTTTTCCGGGTGATGATGTTGTTCGGGCCGCCTTTGAGGGCAAGCCCATGAAGAAGCGATCGAGGCGCTCTAGCGATGAGCGGTTCGTGCGCTTTGTTGTAAAGCGTGCGTTTTCTCGTGTCGACCGGCGTGCTGGCTCAGATGCCAGCAGCCAGTCCACTGAGACTGTCGAGCGTGTCAACAACCGTGGATCTCGTGCTTTGTACAAGATTCAGCACATTGTTGACGTCGCCCTTCAGTCCGGCGGTGTTGGCCCCAACTGTGAGTCACCGGCTCAAGCTAAGGCTGCTCGCAGACAAGCTCGCGAGGAACAGCAACGACGTGCTGCTCAACGCGAGGATCGCTATGTCAAGGCCCGCATCTCTAAGGAGCTGCGTGAGTACGAGATTAGCAAACAGCGTGGCAGGCGCGTTCCTGTTTACGAAGACGTTGACAGTCAAAGCGGCCCATTGAATGTTGGGGCTGCTGTCGTTGGCGCTGTTGCCATTAATCAGCTTTTTAGGCTGTTTGGCAAGGTTGGGTCTGTCCTTGGTAAGGCAGATTCGTTGCTTGATAAGAGCAGTGCTGTTTTTAAACAATTTGAGAACGTTAAGAACGCATTGGTTTCACAGTTCAGTGCCACCATGTGGTCCGTGCCCTTTATTCTTACTGCGTACTTTTCTTTGAAGTATTTTCGCTTTTTTGGTACTCCGGCGGGGGCTACTATCATAACGATAGTAGCCTCCTTTGTTGGCCCCAAAATGTGGTCTCACGCCGCCGAATTCTTTCGCGGTGGCGGCGTTGAGGACCCAAGTGTTTCTGATGTTAAGGTGCAATCTGGTTTACTGGAAACGGCTCCCAAATTACTTGCTTCATTGATGGCGTTTTCTGTTCTTGGTAGGAAATCTCCCAGCATGATTTCTGAGTTTTGCAAGCGTATTTCTATGCTTGACAGAATCTCTTCCGGCTGGGAGGTTTTTCTTAGGTGGCTTTGTGATGCTATGCAGGGCGTCATCAACTATGTTCGTTGTTGTTTTGGCAAGGATAAGATTGTGATGTTCAAGAGCATACACAAGCCTACTTATGAGTGGGCAAATAAGGTTGATGCGTATGCTACCGCCATGGAAACCGGCAAGATGGATGCTGATCCTCGGGTTCTCAACGAGTTGATTCGCCTTGTTGAGACTGGTAACGGCTTTAAAGCCGCTTATAGCCATACCTCAATGGCGCGGTTTGTTGATAACTATGTTGTCAAGGCTACTAACCTCTTGGCTCCACATTTAGGTGCTCTCAACGCTAGGAAGAATTTTCGTTTTGAGCCAGTTATGATTATGTTGCTTGGTAAGCCTGGTATTGGGAAAACTGTTTTGTCTACGTACTTCTGCTCTTCTCTTTTGACGCTGAGTGGTGTTGTACCAGCAGGCGCTTCGTCCGATGATATTGCTGCTGAGATATGGCAGAAAGGTACTTCAGAGTACTGGAATAGTTATTCTCAGCAGGCTTGTGTGGTCATGGACGATGCTTTGCAGCAGCGTGCTGATTCATCAGATAAGGATAACGAGTACATGAATATTATAAGAATGGTTGGAAGTTGGGCTATGCCTTTAAATTTCGCTGACTTGACTTCCAAAGGGAAGATATTCTTCACGTCTAAGGTTCTCTTTGGAACCACGAACGTGTCGAGTATTCTTTCTGAAGCAAGTATTGTTCTTCAAAAACCGGATGCGGTTACGAGGCGCATAACTTATCCTTATGAGATCGTCATTAATTCTGAGTTCGCTACTCAGGAAGGGTTTCTTGACAAAGCGAAATTTGACGCTGAGTGTGCCCGCTGTTTTCAAACTCAATCAGGAGTCGATCGTTTTCCCTGGTACATTTGGAAGTGCCATAGGCATGATTTTGCTACAGGTGCTACCAATAGGACCAGTTCAATTCCCTTGCGTGACTTGTTGATGCAGGTCGCGTCGGATTTGAAGGAACGCCTTCGCGTGCATGAGCTGACTAAGGATTACCTGAGCAGCTTCATGTCTGGCCTATCGTCTACTGGTGAACCACCCCAAACTCGTGATGGGTGTGATCGTGCTGATGTTGATGTACAGGCTGGCTTACCGCGCTTCGTTGGAAAGTCTTCTTGCACGCTTAAAGAGTTTAGTTGCGCATTACGAGCGCATGTTGACGAGTATGTATCGACTCATAAGCGTGTTGAGAGGATTTTGCGCTGTGGCGCTTATGCCCTTGGCGTTACCGCTGCTTTCGTCGTTCTCAAGGGTATTCTCACGACGGCGTGGAATCTGCTAACCACTTTGTTTGGTCGCGGTGCTGCTAAACGGCGACCTAAAGGCAGTGTTGCTCCTCAGAGCAACCGTCCCTTGGTGGCTAAGGCACAGCGAGTTCGTGTCGACGATGTGCGCATTCAGAGTGGTGATCCTATAGTGATACAAAACGTCTATAATAATTCTTACAAGATGTTCGTGCAACTTGGGGATCAGGTTTCAAGTTTTGGTCAGATTGTATTTCTTACAGGTTCTCTTGCTGTACAGCCTGAGCATTTTTCCGCTCGCATGCGTGAGATGCTCGCTGTACAGGAAATTCGTTCTGATTCTAAGGTGGTGTTGCGCAGTTGTGAGAACGCTCAGCATTCTTACGAGTTATCTGTAGCACGTTACCTTGGTTTTAAGCGGATTTCCGACGCCGACGCAGACGTTGAGTTTGTTAACTTTACGGATGTGCGGGCTCACCGCAATGTTGTCGGCAGTTTTATGAAGGAAGTTGATTTGCCATCCATTCGTGGTAAGCGCGGTAGGCTTGATATTTGTGAGATCGATTCTAAGGGCCGGCTTACAAGAACCAATAATCGTTGGATTCAAACCTTTCCGAGTTTTGTTTACGATGTCGTGCCATTTTCTTTTAATGGCAGACGTCTTACGAGACATTTTTCTTATGAGGCTGATACCGACGTCGGTGATTGTGGCGCTCCCGTTTCTATTGCTGATAACACTTGTTATAGTGGTAGGACCGTTATGGGCCTTCATGTTGCCGGTTCATCGTTGAGACGGCGTGGTTATGCTAACGTTGTCACTCAGGAGATGATTAAAGATGCCATATTGGCTATGGAAGTCATTGTTGACCGGTTCGATGAAGATTTGACCGATAGAGGTCTGCAAATTCAGTCTGGTGGCAAAATTCCGTTTGACACTCCCGGTTCTTTCTTGTATATAGGACAGGTTAACCGCCCCGCGGTTATTTGTCCACGCACCTCTTATTATGTTACTCACCATTACGGTGTGTTAGGCGATTATAAGTGTCTTCCTGCACCTCTATCGCCCGTTTTTCGTGATGGTGAACTTGTTTTTCCTATGGTTAATGCTGTGAAGCCCTACTCGTCGCCAGTTCGCATTTATGAGCAGCCGTTTTTGCGGCTTGCTCTTAACTGCGCAATGAGGCCTTTTACGATTCTTACCAGGGATCGTGACCGTTCAATATTTACTTTTGAGCAGTCAGTCTGTGGTATTCCGAGTGAGAAGTTTCGTAGCATTCCACGAGGCACTTCACCGGGTTACCCATATGTACTTGACATGAAGGATGGTAAGAAGGGGTTTTTTGGCTCATCTCAGAGTTATGATCTTGACACTGAGGAAGCCTTAAGTCTCCGTAAGCGGGTTGAGTATATTGAAGATTGCGCCAGGAAGAATGAGCGTTTGAGTCATGTTTTTCTTGACTTTTTGAAGGACGAGCTTCGTTCCGAGGCGAAGGTTGAGGCTGTTGCGACGCGGCTTATTTCGTCGTCGCCCCTTGATTATACCGTCTCTTTTCGTAAGTGGTACGGTGCTTTTTGTTCCGCCGCCATGTCTGTGTACGTAAAGTCTGGTATGGCGTGTGGGATTAACGTGTACAGTGATTGGGACGAATTGGCCCAGCATTTACATAAGAAGGGCGATTCCATCTTTGCTGGTGATTTTAAAGCTTTTGATTCTTCTGAACAGCCCGTTCTCCTTGATATGATTCTGGATTTCATTAACGCTTGGTATGATGATGGTTCAGAGAATGCTCGCGTTCGTACCGTTTTGTGGCAGGAACTCGTGCATTCGCGTCACCTTGGTGGACTGGGTAAGGACCAGTCACATGTTTATCAGTGGAATAAATCTTTACCCAGTGGACACCCTATGACCACCATAGTCAATTCTATTTATTCTTTGACTTTGTTGGTCGCTGTGTACATGTCGGATACTGGTGATTTGACTGGTTTCTGGGATCACGTTAGCCCTATCGTTTACGGTGATGATAATGCTTGTAACGTATCACCTGAACGTGTTGATGTGTTTAATCAGACCACCGTTGCTATTGCAATGAAGCGTGAGTTTGATCTTGTATATACTAGTGACGTTAAGGATGGAGATCTTGGCACAGTTACCACGTTGGACAAGATTACGTTTCTTAAGCGGAGCTTTTATTTAGAGGACCATTTTTGGTTGGCTCCTCTTGAACTTGATAGCTTTCTGTACACTTTTTATTGGTGTAAGAACAGGAAGCTTGAAAGGGAGATACTTGTCGATAATATGGAGTTTTGTCTCCAGGAGCTTAGTCTTCACCCTCGGGCTAAGTGGGACGAGTATGCAGCGCGTATCTACAAGTTGCTATTCGACTCAGGAGTCGCGCCTAAGGCGGCTTGTGATCGTGACCAATACCAACTCATAGTTAAGAGTAGGCGTGACAATTGGTATTGAGTGCGTGCAAATACGCTCAACATACATGGAAATAAATAACAGCATGTTAAATATTGTTGAGGACAGGGTGCGTACAGATCGCGTGGCTATTTAGCCTTACTACTCAGGATCGTTTATCCAGAGAAATGCTGTTCCTTCTGAGAGATTGATATGGCTCCAGATTGTAAAACATATTGCTTCAAATTCAGCTAATAATGATGGTTTATCTCGCGACCAACTCGAGGTATGTGATAACGTAGAGTCGTTGTCCATTAATGCTCCTCCGGAGTCTACCGGAGTTACTACGTTCGTTCAAGAGGCTTGCGAGGCCGTTGACGTGCTTGGTAAACATTTTGTTTCCAATTCTAGTTTGAAGTCTCAGTCAGATTTGCAGAATCTTACTGATTATTTTAAGCGTCCTAGGCTTATCACCACGTTTGATTTGGCTGCTAGTACTGTAGCAGCTTTATATACTAATGATCTTACTCCTAGTTCTCTTTTTGACATCATTTGGCCTGAAGGTTTGGCTCGTTTGAGTGGTGTTCGTGGTGTTCGTTTCAAGACTGTTTTTACTTTGCAAATTGCTGCCACTCCTTTTCATCAGGGAGTTTTGGCTCTTAATTGGCAATATGGAGCTACCGCTCCAGGATCGGTTTTTGTTCGTTCCCGTCTTTCTCCCACTTCCACGAATATTCCTCATGTTCGGGCCGATCTTTCTGTTGATACCATGGTCCAGCTTCACGTTCCCTTTTTGCATACTTCTGAGTATATTATTATAGGGCATTATGGAGCCGCGACCAACATTCCTTATGGCCGGGTTGCTTTGAACACTTTGACCCCTATTCAGTCTGTTGCTGGTATGGGTCTACCTAGTGTTAAGCTTTTTATTCATTTGGAGGATTTTGAGCTTGTTGGAGCCACCTCTCTTGTTATTAATTCTGTTGCTTTACAATCTAATAAAAAGCTTAAGCCTATTAATGAGGAGTTTGAGAATGAGGCTTATCCTTATTCTTCCGGCATACATGCTTTAAGTCGTACTGTTACGTGGATCGCTAAGGGTATCCCTTCCTTGTCTTCTATAGCAGGACCTACCGCTTGGTTTTTGGGTAAAGCTGCTGGCGCTATACGCCATTTTGGTTTTTCCAAACCCCAGGTTCAAGATCCTATTGTTAGGATGTTTCCAATTAGGAACATTGGTGAGAACAACGTTGACGTGCCTAGTGCCACTGTAATGAGTGGTCCACTCGCCTCTAATCAGCTCAAGTTTGATGGTACTTTTGCTTCCACAGATGTCGATGAGATGTCACTTGCTTTTGTTTTGTCTCAGTGGTCGCAAATTTGTCGCGGAGCGATTACTACTAGTGATGCCGTTGGCACTACTTTGTATGCTTCGCCCACGTCTCCTTCTGCGATGTGGTTTCGAGCTGGTTCTTCTGCTCCTTACTGTAATACTGCTGGTCCTGTTTTATCAGGAGCTGGCGCTAACTCTTTTATTCCGTCTTCACTCTTTTATTTCGCGCAGATGTTTAGACTATGGCGCGGTGGTTTTAAGTATCGTTTTACTTTTAGTAAGACCAAGATGCATGCTGGTCGCGTTATGGCTACGTGGATTCCTTTTTCTGCGCAAAACCAAACTTTGACTGACGCTTTCTTTAATGTTAGTATTCCTGAGGCGTCTTCTGGCTTGGTTCAACCTGATTCATACTCGGTCATTTTTGATCTTCGCGACTCTAACGTTTTTGAGTTCGAAGTTCCTTTTTTGGCTGAGAATCCTTTTTATCCTTTTACAGGGTATAATGGATCCATTTCTTTGACTCTTGTTGACACCCTTAAGGCGTCTTCTGTTGTGTCTAATACTGTTGATTTTCTTGTTGAAGTTTGTGCTGCCCCTGGTTTTGAGCTTGCTCTTCCTGTTGGGCCTTTGTATCCTGCTCATCCTACTGGTGCACCACGTCTGCAGTCTGGCAAACTGTTGTCCGTTTATGAGGATGATATTTCCCAACACACTGTTGGCGAATCTATTGGTAGTTTAAAGCAGCTTATAATGATACCTAAGGTTTCGGTCACTGGTACTGTTCCGGTGTCTACTACTAGTTCAGTTACAATTCTGCCTTGGTGGTATCAACCAACGCCTTCTGTTTTGACTCCGGGGCCCATTGCTCATCAGAACGAGGCTTTCGGTTTTGCAGGTAATGTGGCATCTTGTTATGCTTTTGTTAAGGGCTCTACCGATGCCCACGCTTATGTGTTGGATTCATCTTCAACTGCTGTCACTTTGTGGTCTCAAGTGTCGCAGATATACAATAATACCACCACCACCGGTCCTAATCGTACCTCTACGGCAAATGCTCCTAGAGTTTTTGCCTCTCAGAGCACTCCTTTGCATGTGCGCTTTCCCGCATATCAAAATGGTCGCCGTTTTTGGTCATTCTTTAATAATACCCTTACTTGGGTTTGTTCTTTTGGCAATGCTGATGCGAACCCTACCTTGCCTTTTTCAACCCTTATTCCAACTCACCCTGTTACTGTAGGCAAGTTGTTTTGTAATAATACAGGCACTACTGCTTCCGCAAAAATTGTCATCACTCGTTGTGCCGGTGACGACGCTTTTGCTGGTCATTATATGGGGCCTCCTCCCCTTCTACTCACGTCCACCCTTGTTGCGGCGGGCGATCCCGACTCTGTCGGTTATATATAAAGTCCTCATTGTGAGGCAATTAAGACCTCTTATATTTATGTTAGAGGCATTAGTCTTTAGAAGCCTTCATGGCTTTAGTCTTTAGACTTCTCCCATTCTTAGAATGGACATGAGAAGGAACTGATGTGTTTTTTCCCTTTGGGGACGATCCATTTCGCTCTTTCTGTACACACGCGTCCATTCGGCGTTGTGGGTAGAGAAATAAAGCAAATGGTGGAACTCTTATGAGTTTTCACATTCGTTTCGGCTTTGCGCGATGAGCACCTAGCCGTCACTTTCTGTTA